ATGCCTTTACCTTACTATAGCTATATAGAACCTAAACTAATAAATCATCGAATCTATACAAAAGACATTAAAAACAAAAAACTTAGAAAGAAATTAAAGGGCAGAGTATGACTATCGAATATTTTTATCGTTTTCGACAAATAGAAAACCTACTTGGAAAACATGAAGAGCTAGAACAACAAACAATATATTTTGCTTCTCCTGAACAATTGAATGACCCAATTGAAGGGTTTAAAGATATCTATTGGGAAGGAGATAAAGTGGTTTGGATGAACTTATTCCGGAATTATCTACTGTGCCTTACAGCTGCATCGATTAATTTTTTACTATATGATGAAAAAAAAAGCATCGAATCACAAATATCTCCATCTTTAACTTTTGAAGATTTGAGTGATAATTACAAAGAAGCTTTTCAAGAAATTGATTATGTTTTCTTTAATTATAGAGAAATTCAACAACTCATATTAAACATAGAAAAATACCGCACAAAAGTTTGTGAATTAGAGCTTTCTATATATTTCAAGAACATTCACATGATTGCAATTCATTGCATTTTTGAACAATTAATTAAACTCGGATTCTTATCGAATAATATTATTGAGAAAGAAAACTTATCTATATTATCAAGTTTCAATAAAACATGGTTTGATAATATAAATCGAATAGAAAAAGAAAATGGTGGGGATAATGTTCAAATACACTTGCAGATACTATCTAGAGTATCTTCACAGAACATGTTAATGGTCGACTATAATCATGAACATAAATCGTCAAATAAAAAAGCACTACTTATTAATTTTCATTCTATATATATAAAAAAATTAGAGCATGTAATGTATCCAGATTGGTATACAGCTTGTTTTATGACGAAATCTAGTAACTCTTCTGTATGGGGAAATTATGCTAATAATCATAAAGGTGTTTGTCTGATGTTTTCTCCTGATGAACATGAAGGGAAATTAACAATACCTCTAAACAATGCTGTAATTGGGTGTAACAACCAAGGTGTAGTCAAAGGCACAATTAACCCTACATTCCATCCAATTTCATATAACACAAAAATAGATCCTATAAATTTCTTCAATTCTATAGGTCAGCTACCTTGGGGAAGGGCTATCTCAAATTGGTTTTCTACTAAAGATAAAGAATATAGTCTATTAGTACCACATGATGCAGATGAGTGGCGGGAATCATATTGGAAATATTTCTATAATTCTATAACTCAGAAAACTAAAGATTGGGAATATGAATCAGAATATAGACTAATTAGACATAGTATGTTAAATGATATTAGCAACCAAAATCAGACTTTAAATTATAACTTTTCTTCTCTCAAAGGTATTATCTTTGGAATAAATACATCTGAAAATGATAAACATCATATAATAAAAATTATATTAAAAAAAGTCAGACAAAACAAACACTACGATTTTAAATTCTACCAATCTTATTACTGTCGAGGTACGGGTGAGATAAAAAATCACGAACTAAATACTCTTAGTTTTAAAAACATAAAAGAAGCACTCTAATACCTAATTAATAAACTGCCAATTCATATAGGCAGTTTATTCTTTCTAAACATCAATAACTCATGCTCATATTACCCAGATTCAAACTTAAATCTGTGCCCTTCTCACTCGTTGCTTTGTCTATTGATACTGGTTTATCTGATTTAATGGTGAGTGCGACTTCAGCTTTGCTTTTCATCGTTTGATTGGTTAGTGGTGTTACTTTTGACATCGGGATGATGTGGTTTGAGAAGCCTTGTTTTTTCTGATCGTGATAGGATGTGGCGATGACTTGGTTTTTGCTTTCACTGGTTGTTATGCCAAGTTTGGCGTTCTTATCTTTTAGTTTGTTTATTTTGGTGCTGAGTTTATCGACCTCTTTGCCTGCCGCCTCTGCAGAGCTTTTCCATCCATCAGGGATTAATGCATCTGGTAGCATGTTTATCATTGATTTGATGCCATCCCATACCCAACCAATGGCTGTGTTAACTGCTTTTAATATCACATCAAACCCGACGAACTTATCAATCAAGTAAGTGATAGCAATGGCGGCAGCACCAATCGCCGCAACCATTAAACCAATTGGGTTTGCCATGATGATGGCATTGAGCGCAATCAGTGCCACTTTTAATATGGCAATGGTCGCAATGATGCCTTTGAAGTTTTGAGAGGCGAACAAGATAATTTTTCCCAAGAACTTGAAGCCCTCATACAGCCCGTTCACCGTTTGAATTATCTTTTCAATTAAAGCTGTTCGCCATTTTGCGTTTTTGAACTTATTTGAAAATTCAGTAAAGGCCTCAGTGAGTCGCTTCATCACTGGCGCAAGAGCCGCGAACTTAATTGAGCGGATGCTTTCTTGCACTTTTTGCAATGCATCGTTGTACGCTTCGGCTTTGGCAGCATCCTCTGATTTGACCCCACCGCCCGTTTCATTGAACTCTTTACGGGCAACGGTTAACCCTTCCGTTCCTTGACGTAACATAATGAGCATTCTTCGACCGTCTTGCCCAAAGGCCGCATCCGCGAACGCCATTTGCTCTTGGTTGGTTTTTAGCTTTGAGAATGAATCAAGCAGTTGGCCATAGGCTTGCTCGGTGTCTTTGGCATTTTTTAAATCTCGGTATAACGGGTTTCTTCCTTTTTTTAGGAATGAACCCATTGCGCCTTTACCTGTGGTTTGTAATACCCCTAATCGTTTGGTGAAACGTATCATGGCCGATGTCATGGTGTCAGAGCTGACACCCGCATGCTCTGCTTGAGATTGCATCGCCTGCAACTCTTCCACAGGCATTTTCAAGTTCTGCGCGGCTTTTGATAGCTTATCCATCTCTGCGGCCGTTCCATTGATTTGGCTAAACAAACCACCCAGACTCAACCCTCCTAAAATCGCTGCCCCTTTGCCAATGGCGGCCGAGCGAAGGTTTGGCATTCTAATGGATTTACTGAGTTTCTGGATAGGTGCCATGGCCGTGCGAAGTCGTTTGTATTTCTTGCTCACCGCATCCACGCTTTTGGCATGAGTCAGTTGGCTTTTTGATAGGCGGTCAAACTCACTGTCTAACTTTCTAACATCAACCCCTGCTTTTTTCATGCGTTTACTGGAGTCTTTTAAACTCTTTTCGTACTTGTCGTTCTTGGCCGTAAGCAGTGCGACTTTCTCTTCTTGTTTTGAGAGTTTATTGGTTAACGCGGCACTTGGCTTTTGTGTTGCCGCCATTTGTTGTTTGAGTTTAAGCAGTTTCTCGGTGGCCTCTTCCCCCTCAAGCGCGTTCTTGTCTAGCGCCTTTTGGAGTTGTTGGTAAGAGGCGATCATGGTTAAGGCACTCGAATCATCCGCTTGTGCCTTTTGGAGTCCTTTTAATTTCTTCGCGTAATGATCAGAGTCACTGGCCATGCTTTGTAGTGGCGCACTGGTTTTATTGACAATGCCCATCACAACAGACAAATTCATTTTCATTAGAGTACCCTTATCTTTAGGTATAAAAAAGAGAGCTAAATGCTCTCTTTGGGTTCGTTCCGAATTCGTGCTTCTTCTCGAAATAAAATCAAGTCATCTACGCTGAGTTTATCTATTTCACTCGGTTGCCAATGAAACACCATGGCTAGGTCGGCATAATACGTTTCCACTCGCTCTATTAATGTTTCATATCCACGAAAAAAGAGGCTATTTCTGTCAAGATAGGTGGAAAGTTTTCAGCCTCCATGTTCAAAATGTCTCGCTCATTGAGTTTAGAAATACGAGGTAATAAGGTACACGCCGCATCAAAATCCATCTCAACCACAGACACCAAATTCAAGCCGCGTAGATCACCGGCACACGGTTTACGAAGTTCTAACTCATCCACTTCTTTTCCGTCAATCTCCATTGGCGTGGCCAGTTTGACGGTAAACATTTTTTTATTCATAACCAAGCTCTTCTCTTAAGTCTTTCACTTTTGTTTTACGACCGCCCTTGCTTGGGTCAATCGCCATCACCGCTTCAAATAAGGCCAATGCCTCTTCTTTCTTATCGGCTTCATAGAGCAAGTCGCCCATGAGTCGAAACAGCTTCACTTTAAGTGGCGCATTGGTGGCCAAGGTGCCAGAAAGTAAGTCTGTTACCGCATCACTTAAGTATTGAGCGTTAAATTTGGTGTTTGCTTTTTTCGCCCCATCAGAATATTTAAAGATAATATCGAGATACGCGGTCTGCCCATTGGAGCGCCACCCTTGAGGTGAATTAAGCCCTTTTAGCACCACCGCTTTAAACTCATCGTGGATCGTTTCTAATAAGCCACAATCAATTTGCCATTGATAAAACCACCAGATCACATCTAGCCCTTCAAGGTTGTCGTGCGTGCTCAGTAAGTTGGTGATAACGGGTTTGTATTTCTTAATTAACGCTTCTTTAAAAGGCAGTTTCTCTTTGGAGCCTGCCAGTGTTCTGGCGTACTCCAAATCCATTTTCAAACTGTGTTGAATTTCATTCCATGGCTTTTGTTCAAACGGTGCGCGCGAGGTGTTTTCTTTTTCACTCGCGACGTCTTTGTGTTTCTCTGTTGCTAATTCTTTCTTGGCCAACTCTTTTCTGGCTCGAGCTTGTCGTTTCAGTAATAGCGTTAACATGGCAACCCCCAAGTCGTTATTGTGGAATTAATTCCGTGCCCAAAAACATCACCTCAAGCTGTCCATCTTTAATGGTCAACTCAAGAGACTCACTCACCCACGCGTTCATTAAGGTGTAGCTTTTCCCGCTATTGGTATTGAGCGTGATGTTTTCACCCGTGAAGTTTTTAATGGCGGTTTCATCGGTGCTTTTCGCATGAACAATGGTGGCTTTAATGCTTGGCGCACTTTCATACTCTTCGCTGTAGCCAAGAACGCCCGCATCACCCATCACTGCATCTCGTTTTAGCCCACCAAAATTAATCACCGCCCCTTCTTTGGTTGGTAAGCGATCCAATGAGCCTGCGTCGAGAAACCCACGACTGGTTATTTTTGTACTCATAATTGACTCCAAGTAACCTGCGCTACTTTCTAAATTGAATTTTACCTGCAGTAATGATCAAGCCATTGATGAACTGAGGACTGTCTAAATAGTTAATTCGGCTTTTGTTGGTTTCATCCAACTCAACAATCAAAGAGGATTTATACCCTTCAAAGTCTTGAACAATGCCTTTGTATTCCAAAGTTTTGTAAAGGGTTAACAATTCCCCTTTGATCATGCTTGGTGTTGCAATGGCTTGGCCTGAAGCAAAGTTAGTTCCGTCTTTGGCTAACTTATGGCGACCGTATTTACTTTGAATGAGTGAGCGTTGTTTCTCACGAAAGTACATGGCCGTTGCAGGGGTCATTACATCGAGATAACTGTCATCCGCCGCCCCTGCTGCGTTTTCGGTGTACGCGGTGACTGGTCGCTCAATTTGCACTTCCCCTGTCGCGGTCACGGTGTAGGTGCCCATCCCTTCATGCAGCAATAGATTACGCTCTGCCCAATCAAACTCGCTCTCAGCAATGGAATAGACACCGCTCATTTTAAGCGTTTGCAGTGGACGACATGGATCATTTGCTAGTGATGGTGCAATTTGTCCTGCCCATGCCGCTACCGCTTCTGCATCGGTTAATGGCTCATTGCTTGAAGTACCCAATTTATTGATGGACACGAAGCTAATCAATGGACAGTTCGAACTCGCACCAAAGGTTACAAGCTCTGCATGCGTTCCCTGTTTTGGTAAGTAGGCTATGGCGGGGATCATTTCTAAGGCTTTATAGCGTGCATCTAAAAACTCACCCAACTCACGAACGGTGGTTTCGTCATTCAATGAGCAGACAATATGGTGATATTGCGTGTCCCCTAATGCCGCCAATGCGTTCATGGTGTCGGCACTTTCCACACTCACCGCGTAAATCGGCAGCGTTTCATTTTGCTTGGTAAAGTATTTCAGCATCTTGGTAATGTCTGATGCACCAAACTGCTCACGCGCTGAGTCTTCATTCATGCACAGCACCACGGTATTGGGTGGCGTTTTTGCATCTGCAATCGCGTTGCCAATAACAAGCACACGCTGCTGCTCTTCGGCGCTATTGGCCAGACTGTTGTCGATTTCAATATAAACGCCCGGTACGCGAGCATTGTTTGGTACTTCTGAAAAGCTAATGCTCATGAGGTGGTGTCCTTTTTAGCGGTTAACTCAGTCACGGACTCGTCTTTAATACGACGAAGCCAATAGGTGTTTCTTGGTTTGTCTTCCCCTTTTTCCTTTAGGGGAATTCGGGTTTCTGGATCACGTACAAGCAATCCTTTTTTGGGTTTCACTTTGATGGTTTGCATTTAACTCTCCACGCCTGATAAGAAATTGTTCGCTACCATGGCAAGCAGCTCTCGCTCAAGGGCAGGAGTCCAACCAATGAACGTTCGTTTGGTCATTCGATAATTGTCTTTTACTTTCGTGCCGCCCTGCCATTGACCGACTTTGCTGTTGTAGTAACCGTTGACTCTTGTCGTGAACGACACGCCTTTACCTTCGTTATGCACGCGCGCCATGTTGCCAGTTACTCCAGTCAGGCCAACTTCAAAGCCCTTGTCATTCACTTGCGTTTTTAAGGCTCGACCAAAACCAAGCAACATGTTTTTGTTGTCTTTGGCTTTGTGGGTTTTGCTGTCTAACGTTATCTTTCTTCGTGCGCGTTTTTGGTAACTGCTGCCATCAATATCACGCTGTTTTCGTATTTGCTCTCGAAAGTATTGTCGTGAGCGATTGGCTAATCGTCGGTGTAAATCAAACTTTTCAGGCTCAGTCAGTATCAAACTGTTGATGGCATGAGTTAACTGCTCAGGATTGGTTAGCTGCATGATGGAAAGTCTCCTTCATTGCCTCCAATAAAGAGTAATGGCGGCAACTCGGTCTCGATTGCAGCCTTTGCAAATTCACTCACGCATTCGTATCTCGTATCCTCCTGCTTCCAATTGCCTTGCGCGTTTTCATTCAATGAATACGCTTCTTGAATATCGACTTTCAACTTAATGTCACACAAGCCTTTGTCCAATAACTCAGTGGCGAACGAGGGTGGCGGCAAGCCTTTCTCATCGCGTTGCACATCGTATTTATTTAACCAACTCACCAGATGCATCATAAGAATGTGTGGCTTTACATCGACCGCCGTCATGTTGATATTGACGGTATAAGCAATTTCAAAGCCATCGACCAGAACACCTGGAGTGCAAAGCAGCTCGCCATCTTCCGCCCACACATCCAAACTTTTAGCGTCTGTCACATGATGAGCAAATAACTCGGTTAAACTTTGTAAGGCTTGCATCACACCACCTCGAATCGATAGGTTTCAACGCCATTGAGTAATAAATCAATCGCACGGCGATATTGCACCAAACTGTTGTCGGCTTTGGCTTGAATGGCTTCTTGCCTTTCGGCCGCTTCCACCGTCGCGTTCATGCTCAATTGGTTCTCAACCAGATAGTTGGCCGTTAATCCAAAGACCGCTTGTTTGTATAGTGTTGTGCCCGTTTGGGTTTCATCAAAGCGATCCAATGACAGCGCATCGAGCGTGACAAACGGTGTCACGGTTGCCAGTAATTCTTGATTGACCACGGCTCTTGCGACCGTGGCATGGTGTAAATTCCCCGCCTCTGTTTCATTGCTTAGGAAATGGAACACACGCTGAAACTCTGCAATGGCAAGCTCTGGATAATGCGTGGTTGCTGGCAAGACTGACTCGTATTCTTCGTCTTTATTTCCGACAAACTCCATACTCACCTCGTTAGGTGCAGGCTTATCGCGACAGTGAATAGCAAAGTCCTACTGTTCTTTGATAACACAGCGAAAGCCTGCATGGGGGGTTGCTCGTTACTGTGGGTTTACACCCACGCGCCATTAATCCATAACTTCACATTGGCAAATTCAATCGCCGCCGCTTTTTGCAATTGCTCAATCACATACGCCATGTTCATGGATTCAAAGTTTTCCAGTTGGTCTTTTTTGTC